AAAATCGCTTACCGTGGTGCCTTCTGTAACCGCTGTCCCACCAAGAGTTATAACCAAGGCCACCGTTGGCTCAGGTATCCCGAGGCGTCTTGTGGACGGGTATAAAGAACTATCTGTTTCTTTAGGATAAGAGTCGCCGGTAATTATGATCCGGTTGTTGTTGTCATTAACAAAAGAACGAACAACATCAACAATAGATGGCCATTGCCTCCACGCAGATCCCTGTTTGAAAACTGTTACTGTATCCCCGGACAACGATTGAACAAGAGAGCATCCTTTCTCTGGGGCCAAGTTCCCACCACGCAGGTCACAATTAATGGCAGAGTACGCATATTCGTTAGGTAAAAGCTTTTTAGAGACTCTGGGAACCTCCCCTCTGAAACTGCCAATATCAAACAACATTACACAAACCTCCCGCCAGATGCCATCGCATTACACACATGACTATCTCTGTAAGCCTTTATTGAATAGCGGCTCAACTCAGACAGGTAAATCCGCTTATAATAATCTGCAAGGGCAGGGTCTGACCATGATTTTTTGGGAGACAAGAATAGTCGGGCTTTTACTCCAGCCACAATAGTCTCAAGATGATTACGATAGAGAATGTCTGGGACGTCTGTTGCCGTTATTGGCTTTTTAAGGGCGACAATAAGGTTGAGTTCATAATCTTTCGTTGCAACCTCATCAAAAATCATTGTATTGCTTTCAATTTTAAAATTGTAAACCTGACGACCATCTTCTGTTTGTGCACTGATAACCCCCACAAGCTCGATTCCGCTTGGCAACATCGGGGTTAAATCCTCATCCCCCGCCATGACAATCTCTTCAATGTCCGTACTATATACCCATGTTTCAGAACAAAACTCGTTTGAGATTCGTGCAAGCTCTAAATCAATCCCAACCTCTGGACACCCCGGCATATCAGGGACAATAGCAGGATAAAAAGCACTAAACTCTGTCATATCTACCCCTTAATCATGTTTTTTTCTACAATCTGATCAATCTGAACAGCCATTCCAAGGGCTTGATAAAATGCGCTCATATGTTGTGATGCAAGACTAACAGAAGCTCCTTTAGCTTCCATACTCAAGCACCGGTAAAGCGTCCACTCAAGCATTGGAGAGATATAAATATCGTCAAGACCCAAGGTAGTTGCCGTACTTACAATTTGTGTCGGGGCCTTAGAATAGGAGAGTTCTACTTTTAGCGGAATGGATGGAGTAGGGTAGACCCAAAAAATGCGAGGGGTTTCGTTTTCAAAGATGTACCGCTTTATCTCTGTAGTTCCCCTGTCAGCCGTCCAGTTTGGATAATACCCATCTATCTCATCCCTGGAAATCCGTTTTATATGTCTCCCTGGTGATACTCCGCTTTGACCAAGGTTCCGAACACAATTCAAAAACCGTACACCGTCAGCAGGGATGTTTTGCTTAGCCTCTGTGCTAAGCGTAAAAGAATCCGTAACGGCTGTTGCTTCTGGCCGGAGTAATGCAATTTGGTTTTGGGCCTCAGATAGATATGTTAAAAGGAGAGATTCGGTCCAAGTGTCCTGCCCTACATCGTGAAGCTGTTGACCCAGGATTGTCACCAGGTTGCCAGCGGTATAAGTTGCCATTATTCAGTCTCCCTGAGTTCATTTATTTCTTTGACCAAGTTGGCCTGACTTTTCCGTTTGTTTATAGCCACACCAAACGTACCTGACGCATATACCTCAAGCTCGTCTTTTGTCATAGATTCAAGGTCAGCCTCTTTTGTATCATCTGAAGGCCACTCGTATATCTCCATGTCCTTTCTATGTGCCAATACATCAGACCTGACATAAATCCGACCACTCCATTTTTGTTTTAAAAACTGCATATGCTCTCCATATAAAAAAAGGAGGGAGGATTTTAACCCATCCCTCCTTAGCCTTGGTAGCGAAGCCCCGGCCTGTTATTAAGTCTCTGATTCGATATAAAACAGCTTCAACGACAACTCGCCTGCCGAAAAATCCCCGAAATCAGGGTCAGATCCTTTTGTGTCTGTTATTGTGACCCTGACCGCACGATCAGCGGCGGTGCAAGGAGCAAGGGCAAAACTGACTTTCTTCGCAACAGCCGCCACGGAATTTGTGGTAACTGCTGAAAAGGCATCCGCATCTGTCGTTGTTCCAACTTCCATGGTTGCCGATGTAGTCCCGGCAAAAGCCGTTGTGATATTAGCCTCCCAGAACAGAGGGAATGCCCCGGCCGGAAGTTCATAGGCTCCGTCAATATAACCCGTTGCGTCCTCGCCATCCGTAAAATCAGCAAGGGCAAGACCGTTTAACTCCAAACATTTTACATTATCAAATTTCATGTTGTCCCCTTGCCCCGGATCTTGTCCGGGGCTATCTGTCTATGCAGACTTACAGTAAAGAGTGCCCATTGACTCGGGATGAACGACCTTGTACCCATAAACCTGGAGACCTCTCATGAGCTTTCCAAAATCCTTGGGGTTGGGGATCAACTCGTTTTCAACAAGCTGACTCGCAAATGTCAAGGCTGATTTGTGGCCAAAGATTGCGTTGTAACACTTTGTGGCAGTCTCTGTTACCGGCAGAATGTTGTTTGAATTATAAATCTCAAACCGATCAATCATACCAGTTCTTCCGTTTCTCAGGGTTGACTTTCCGTCACCTGTGAGAGAAGCGTCCTTGAGTTCAGATAGCTTGATCCTGGCACATCCCCAGGAAGGAAGGATCATCCATCTGCTCGTTTCAGGAACGTCCTGTTCATCAAGAACAAGGCCACATTCAACAATTCTGTCAATAATGGTTGACTTTGACAACTCAACCGCCGAAGATCCGTCTGTGTTAGTAGTGCCAAGATCAACAGATCCTGAGATTTTCCCCGCAGTTGTACCGGCATTGTTCGCATGGGAGTCAGTCGGGATGTCCGCCAGGATGCCTCGGTCAATGCTGATCTTCATCTGTTCACTGGCATCCTCTGCCCATTTGTCAACATAAGAAATATCAGCCTGTTTCTCTTCAACACTGTTAATGACAAAGGCGAAATACTTTCCCTTATCGATTTTGAGTTCAACCGTTTCGCCCACGGGCCTATCATAATCAAGGTCGGTGCCTATCTCGTAATCAGATATGGCGATAGCCGGTACTGTCCGGATAACCACTTTATCACTATGTGCGGTGATATCTCCCTCGTAATCCGTGTTAGAGATTGCGGCGAATACGGTTGCCGTATAAAACTTTTCAAGCAATTTTCCCGACCATATCTCAGGAATATAGCTACCTGACATCCCGCCGTAACCGCTGGATTGCAGGGTTGAATCAATGGTGTAAGCCATGGAGTGCTCCTATTACCGGAACCTTCCCTCTGTTTGAGCAGCAAACATATCAGCCTCAAGAGCCTTAAACTCTGCCTCCCTGTTTTTCCAAGATCCTGCCGACTTCTCCTTGTAGAGCTGGTTGACTTTCTCCCGTGTCCATATCGTATTACTAACTGATGATGGTGGGGAAAAATCAGACCCGGAGGCGCTGTGGTTGGGTTGCACGTTTGGTTTCCTGGCCGCTGGCTGCTGCTTTTTCTTTGGGCTTGATTCCAGATATTCTTTGAAAATTCCGAAAGTCCTCTCCACATCGAGGGAGGATTCAGCCGAACGAAGCGAAGCGTGGCGTGGTTGACCAGTATAAGGATTTGTGTCTTGTAGCCAAGTCAAAAAGTCTGGATCAGCGTTAAGCTGATTAAAATCAACCCCTGACTCACCTATTTTTTTTGCAACAATTCCCATGTACTTGTCATAACTGTCTTGTCCCTGAGTTTTTTTAACCCCGTTAACTTGGTTGCTGACGTTTCCGAGTTCCTTTTTTAAAGTCTCGTTTTCATCAATGAGTTGGTTTAGCTTTTTCGCCATTGTCCCAAACTCATCACCATAGGAATTGTAATCGTCAGGGTTGAACCTGCTGTCGTCGTCTGTCCCAGAATCTTGATTGTTGTTTTTGGCCCTTAGGCCGGTGTTTTCGTTCTCAAGAAAAGAAACTTGGCTTTGCAGTGTCCTTAGCTGATCATTCAGACGGGGGATCTCGGCGTTGTACTTACCTTGGAGGGTTCGATACTTTGTCTCGAAATCATCCTGCTTGTTGTCGGCTTGACGGGGTGCTTGCTCTGGATTTTCTTTTTTTGCAGGTTCTTTGGGTTCGGGTTTGGCCTCGGGATTTTCAGAGGTTTTCCCATCTTCTACGGGAGCCTCATTCAATCCTTTGATCAACATATCCGATCTTTCAGACGCTGCTTTTACTGCTGCTGGTATAAAATCTGTCATAAATTCCTCTTTGCGGTCCTT